GCTTGTTGATGACCTGTCCACACAAAGTTTTCGTTGAGGTCACGCTGTTCCATGTCTGCCACTTTAGTCGCTCTTGATGTGTCTGTGCCGTCAGCTTTGATTGCTTCAGCCTTCGACATAAACCAGTTCATCGCAGGTTCAGGATCAAGAGGGTTAATACCCCACAAATAGAACGCCACAGCACCGGCACCAGGAAACTCTTCATCATCAGCATTTGAGTTCTTTGATGCATCCAAATCCACAAGATGTCTTGCACCCCAAGCATTCGCACGAATCACTTTGTCTTCGCTGATGTCACCTCTTGCCATGTCCCGTGCCTCACGCACAGTTCTATCCACCAAACCATCACCAGCCAAACCTTGACCGTAGTAGTCCAAACCTTTACGTGCAGCCGAACGAATATATGCAGGCACATTCAATGACACTTGACGCTCACCACCAGGTTCCATGTCCTCAGCAATCGACACAGCAACCATCTGATCAATCGCATCCTGCTTCGTGGTGTGGCAACCAATGACTTCACCATCTTCTTTGATGGTTGCCCAACCTGAACAATCAGGTGATTTGTCTGTAATGAAATAAGGCATTAGATCAACAACAATACTTCAGCATCATCAGCCAATGTGGAGAACGTGATTGAACCCAGCGCACCAACATCTGCACCACCAAGTTGAGCTACAGCCACAGCCGATACAAACAACGGCAGTCGAGGTTTAGGTACCTGGATGACAATCTGCTCAGGTGGCTCATGCTTAACGACTGGTGAAGCAGGCTGCTTCCACCAACGTGACCCAGAAGGGGGAATGTACGGTGGTTCAGGTACTACTGATTGCGCTGTCGCTGTAGCATCCAAACCACCAACAGCAGCTGAAGCAATCGCAGTTTTGGCAACCTTAGTTGTCGCAGAAGCATCAAGCCCACCCAAAGTTGCTGACGCAATAACATCTTTGGCAACCTTCGTTGTCGCAGAAGCATCAAGCCCACCCAAAGACGCAACAGCAACAGCATCAGTCTTCCGTGCTTTAGCTTGTGCAGAAGCATCAAGCCCACCCAATGAAGCCGAAGCCACAGCAACTTTGATGACAGTCGCAGTCACAGCATTCGCCAACCCACCAAGAGCTGACGATCCAGTTGCGACAGTTAGGAACTGACCACCATCCAACACCTTTGAACTATCAAGTGTTGAACTATCAAGAATGAACGCAGCTCCACCACCAAGCCCGAAGCCTGCGTTGTTGAGTATGGTTGAGTCGAGGACGAACCGTTGAACGGCCATCACGAACCTACGATGCGAGCGTCAGTGCGACGGTGAGATTGCCTGAACTGATCGTGTACGTGTCACCAGCGTCATACGGGTTCGCTGTGATCGTGCCAGAGAACAAGAAGTTCCCTGCCGACAACGCATCCCAACAAGTGAAATGGTTTGCATCTTCCGATCCTGCGATGTTTGTCCAACTGATGTCAGCATCCGATGCCAACGCACCAGAAGCAGAAGCACCAAACGACACAGACTTGCGTGTCGTTTCCACAGCAGGGTTCGCAGTACCAGCAGCACCAGGATCACCAACGTGCAACTTCACATATGGCACAGCAACCGAGAACGCAGTTGCATTACCCAATGCGTTCATCCAAGCGTTGCCCAAGTATGCGCTGATTCCGTGTGCCATTAGTCTTCAACCCTTTCAGTGATCGTTAGAATGCGTCCGTCAGCGTCACGTTCAACCGTGCGAATCGTAGGCTTGGACTGTGGGATGTTCACTCGAACCACAGTCTCAGGAACATTGATGATTGGTGCAGGAACATTCACAGCTGGAGGCGTATAGTTCAACACCACTTCAGGCATATTGATGTCCATGTTCTGCGACTTCACCTCATAAGCAGCAGCAGGATCGTTCGGACTGATCTGCGATAAACCTTGCAACATCACCGAAGGAACACCAGTGTGCAAGATGTCTGGCAATCCTAGTGATGCCAACACTGCTGATGGATCAAAACCTGTGGTGATAAGGCGTTGAGCCATCAACACTTTGCGATCCAACTCAGACAAGTTTGCAGCCGACAAATCCACGTTCGCCAAAGGAACCCGATACACCTCGCCACCTTCAACTGGTGGCATGTCCTCGATGCGATGGATGTCATTGATTGACAAGAAGCCTGATTGCAGACCTGTTGAGAATGCTGCATACCGTGAAGCCTGATCGCCACGAAGCAGGCCATCAACATTGAACTTGAGGAATGCTCGACTGTCCAACAACTTCTGGTATCCATCCTCAATCTTTGAGATGTACGGACGCAACGTGTGCTGAACGAAATGGATGCCGTTCTGTTCTACCGACGCATACGACATCGCTCCAGCTGTAGTCACACCAAGCATTGATGGTGGACATCTGAAGATGCGACCAATCTCTTCGATGGCGAAGCGACGTGATTCTAGGAACTGTGCAGAATCGTTGTCAACGGTTGTTTTGGTGAACTTAGCTCCACCGAACAAGATGCCTGGTCGATGTGACCGGCGCAAACCTTTGTGACCTTCTTCAAATCCGTTGACCAAATCTTTTGCTTGTTCACGGGTCAGGTTGCCTGGGAACTCGATGATGCCTGAAGCTGCTGATCCTTGACCGAAGAACCGTGCAGCGAACTCCTCCAATGCTTTCGCCAAACCGAGGTTCTCTTTGATTAGGTCAATCTTGGAACGGCCACGAAGTTCACCTGGCAAACGCATCTCAGTGATGTGAATCATGTCGTCGGCAGTGATCACATCACGGTTGTCATACACGAAGATTGGTCGGCGTGTTACTTGATCACGGGAACATTCAACCAGTTCAGGGTTCAACACAACCAAACCAACAATGCCTTGATCGTCACGCAGAATACGTGTGAATGAGTTGCCATTCAACAGCAATGACACCAGCACTTGCTGGAAGTGTTCTGTGCGTGTCACACCAGTTTCAGGTATCTCAAGCCATGTTGGTCGAGGACGGAATGCTTTGCGTTCTGCTCCTACACGAATGTAAGTATCGACAGGCAAAGTTGAAATTGAATCGGAGATGAGACGCACACAGGCGTACACAGCCTCAATTTTGAGTGAAGATATTTGGTCAACTACTGTGCCAGCGTTAGTTGTGAACGAGAAGTTTTCGCCTGCTGCAAATAATGATTGAAATGAGACGGCTCGTTCCTCGGTGCCTTGGTTCAGAAGTCGTGACAACATTTACTTTTTGACCTTCCTCTGCCCACGCTCATAAGCGAATGCGAACAATAGAACTGTGAAGCCGACGAAGATCAGCCCGATGGGTACCGACAACAAGAATACCCCAAAACCGATAAGCGAAACAGCGAGAAGTTCTAGCAGGAAGATTGTCATGATCCTAGACTACAAAGAAACCAGGTGTAGGTGCGACTTCCTGTTTAGATGTCGCACGATCTGATGCGATGGCCAACGCAATCGCAGCGTCAATCTTTCGCTTTGACTTACCTTTAGACAGTCGCCAACCTGATTCAGTTGATCGTTGCGCAGCTGACAACACTTGATCAGCGAACATTGGATCGCCATCATGTGCGATCACCTGATTCACAATCAGTTCGTACAAGTTGCCACATGCAGGAATCATTCGTGCAGCTGACTGGGGGAACTCCACCATCACATGATTCTCCGACAACACTTCAGCCGAACGCTGGAAGAACGCAGGGTCATAAGCGTTCTCCACCACATTGAACTGCCCGTTGATGTCACGAATGTATTGTTCAACAGCAGACACATCCATTGCGTTAGCGTCAGGATGCCAAATCTTGGCTCGAACAACCACACGACCATCCTGTGGTTGAGCAATCACGACTGCTATCGAGTCATGTTTCAACGCCATATCCACACCAACGAACGTGGGCAGATCAGGTTTAAGTTGCATATCTGACCGGCACAAGTCCCAGGCTCCAGGAGGTAGCCACGATTCACCGTCCGTCCTGACCCATTGGTTCAGTCTGTATCTCCTCATCGCAACTTCAGCTGTCTGGTTCATGCTGACTTCCATGTCCTCGATGTCCAGCAACCCTTCAGCTAGGTTCGGGTTTGCAGCAGCCCAACCATCACGATCCGAAATCAGACAACCCTCTGGTGCTTCCCACCAGAAGAACCCGAACCGTTCATCGTCCTGATCGCCTGAGATGACACGCTTGCCGTAGTTGTATAAACGACCACACAACGAGTCAGGGTCATACCCTGCTGTGGTGATACCGATGTTCTGTGGGTCTTTACGTGCGCCCATACTCAAACTCAAGGCGTTCCAAAGTTCCTCGTTGGGCTGTACGTGAACCTCATCGAATATCACGCACGAAGCATTTAGGCCTTGTTGAAGTTTTGCGTCAGCTGACAACACTCGATAGATCGCCCCAGTAGACGGAACCTCGACCACATCTCGGTACACCTTGCAAATACCAGACAACGCCGGTGACTGACTGATCTGCCACTTCGCTTCATTGAACACAATTCGTGCCTGCATCCTGTCACCAGCAGCAGAATAAACCTCAGCACCAGGCTCACCCTCAATCAAACCATACAACGCAATCACAGAACCCAACAAGGACTTGCCGTTCTTCCGAGCCAAACCCACAATGCTGCGACGGTACCGAAGCAGGCCATCAGCACGACGCTCATACAACGAATCAAACAAACCCTTCTGCCAACCCGTCAACCTCAACGCCTCACCAGCCCTTACACCCTTGCTCACATGCAAGAATGTCTCAGCAAAGTCGGTGACTTGTTGGCCGTCAGACCTCGGATACAGCTTCGGTGTCGACCACGCTGGACTTGCGTTGCCTGTATTGATCAAGTTCATTTGCCACCCTTATCTCTTGGAGTCCAAGTCTCGCTCGATCCGAAGGGGTGAAACCCATCAAACTCATCCAAGCCGTGTTCTGCGCATCCATCTGCTCGATCTGTTTCACAGCAGGATGCGTCACCACCTGACCATTCGGACTGGTGTACCACCTGCGTTCGACATCGTTTCCCAGCCACAACTCCAGTTCGGCAATCTTGTCGAAGTTCTTGCACAGCCTGGTCATGAGTGGTGTGTCGTGCAGCTCCGACAAATGCCGACGACCACCAGTCCACAACACCTGCCAGTAAGACGTGCCGACCAAACCAAACCCTTCTGGCACCGAAGGCACAACAGCCATATCCACCAGCGCAAGTGCGCTCGATGACATCGGTTGCGCCTGCAAACCGTTCCGAATACGGGAACCCTTCAAACGCTTCTGCTCGATAGGAACCGTCTTCGTTCCACCACCAGTTCCCGTCCTTGGTCTGCCCATGCGCCAAGCCTAGTCGGGGGTGCGCAGCCGACCATGCATCTGCGATGC